TTAATACAGGAGTGGTGTATATTGTGCAAGAAGATTGTCGAGGGGAATCGGATATCTCTGTCCGCGAAATAGGGTATTCTAGCGACTTCCCATCGGTAAAAATAGGTCGAAACGACTTGACACCGTACTGCCCTGTCTACGGCGAGGGTTGATTGAATAATGGTAGGAAAAAAAGAAGAAGTCTCTAGAGGACGATAGCAATTCTATAGGCACTGTTGATGATGTGATTACACTTGCCCCACGGGGCAGCGGGGGAATGCTGGGCAGTTTGAAGTGGGTGTTTGATCACTTGCCGGATATTAGTGTAGAAACCGATACAGGCGAGAAGAGGATGAATCGTAAACTGCTTGCAGAAGCACCAGACGACAGTGCGAGGTCTTTTCTGCTTTTTGCGTATGAGGATACTAAGAGGTTTGTTGAAAAATTCGCTCCGCGGTTGCTACCGAAGGAAGAGCCCAAGCAGGCGAAAACAGAAGAAGAGAGAGAAATGTTAACCGACCCATCGTTGACGGACTTGAGGGATTATCTTGTAGTGCTAGAAGTAGCGGTAGAGGCCGGGGGTTGATTGATGGCCGGCTTTGATTTCACTACTGATAGCTGGGATCTTACTCCACCGGGTGACTTGGTAGATAACATACGATTCCGCATTGCGCTGCGAGAGTGGTGCTGTGCCTCAAAACCGAACCAAAGGTGGGTGATTCAGAAGTGTTTGAAAGACATCAAGTTTTGGATCAACACTTTTTGCTTCGGACACGACCCCCGTCCTCGCAAAGGATTGCCCCCTGTTGTTCCCTTCATCCTCCGTTCACATCAGATCGAGATAGTTGATTCGCTTCGCGAGCACCTGGGTCACCGCGATATCGGTGTCCGCAAAAGCCGCGGTGAGGGGCTTTCGTATTTATCGCTTATGCTCTTTCTTCACTCCTGGTGTTTTGAACCGGATCGCAACTTCCTCATTCTCTCTAGGACCGCAATCTCCGCCGACGCTCCCAACGACAGTTCGTCCCTGGGGTGGAAGCTTGATTCGCTGATAAAGACTCTCCCACAGTGGATGACCGGAGAGCGCGGTACAGACTGGTCCCGCGGATTGCAAAATCACACCTGGACTAACCATCGTAACGGCTCGCAGATTGTCTCTACTACAAACACCGGGGACGTCGGTGCAGGCGGTCGGTGCACTGCTATCCTGATGGACGAGTTTTCTCGATTCTCAAGAGACACGGATATTCTGATTACCACAGAACCTGTTACTGAGTGCCGGATATTTTGCTCCACGTTTGTGGGAAACCAAAATGAATTTTACAAACTCATGCACGAGGATTCGAATCTGATCAAAATGCGGCTCTTATGGCGCAATAATCCTGACCGCAATCGGAGTATGTTTATCCCTGATGTAAGGCACCGCCGCCTGCTGAAGCCTGGCACGTCCTTGGAGATTTTGAAAAGCTACCGTGAAATGTTTTTTGTGGAACACTTGCCGATTTTGCGCAAACGTGGCTATGCCTTGGATGATAAGAATTTCCCTCTGAATCCATGGTGTGTGAGTCGAATGATTCGGCCGCGTATGACTCCTGCGATTTTCTCACAAGAGTACGAGGGAATAGTTGCCGACGAATCGTCTACGTTTTTCCCATCAATTATGATCGACCAACTGCTATGTAAGGCCGAAGACCCTACATGGGTAGGTGACATCGTAGTCCATCCTGAATTCCATACGATTGTCAGCGTATCTCGAATGCCCGATGGGTTTCTTCGTATGTACGGAAACGTGCTGACGTCTCTCGGGAGCCCTGAAAAAGGCAACTACGTCCTTGGTGTAGACGTAGGATTGGGACTAGGGGGGGAGAGGGGATCTAACAGCACTATATCGATTTTGAATCGCCACACAGGTCGAAAGGTTGGCGAATTTATTTCGGCGCTCACCCCGCCCGATCGTTTGGCAAATATAACTATCGCTTTGGCCAGGTGGTTTTGCTCCGCGGAGGGGAATGAGGCTTATGTGATTTTCGAAGCTAATGGACCGGGGCAAACATTTGGCCGGCAGATAGAAGACAGCAGTTTCGGGAACGTCCACTATCGGATCAATGCAGCTATCGGCAAAGGGAAGTCTAGTAGGGTGCCGGGGTGGTGGTCAAGTACGGAAAATAAGCAGATACTGCTTGGCAAATATCGGACGGCCTTGGAGATTGGACTGTTTGAGAATCCTTCGCGGGCGGCACTGGAAGAGACGCAGTGCTATAAAATTCTACCAGGGGGCAGAATCGGATTCAAAGCCATTGGTCGGCAAATAGCCAAGGAAGGCGAAAGCCACGCAGACATAGTCATATCCGACGCTTTGGCATTCTACGGAGCGGAGGAACTAGGAGGAGGGCCCGGGGCGTATACTTTACAGAAGAAGTCGAAGAGCATAGATATTGAAAATGCCCCGAGGTCTTCGTTCGGGTACAGACGGTACGAGTTTTTGCAGAGGAGAAAAAATACAAGAAAGCAGATGTGGTAAGGTTGTTTGCGTTCTTAAGTGGAAATGTTGGTATAATACTGTTGTGGTAATAGCTGCGCATTAACTGATATCCCGAAGGAGAAAGCACAATGATCGAAAAAGACACCATGCCTAGTCAAATCAACTCTGAAGTTGAAGCATGCAAATCTGCTGTGAAATTGGTTGCTGAACCGAGTATGACGGTTCCTGAGAGTCAAAAGGGCGAAGCAGGCAAGGATGTATAGCATCCATAAGCCAAAACTTGTACGGCAGTCGTTGATTACTTGTTCTTTCAGTTCTCAGGGGTTACAGTTGTGGAATTAAAAGAAATCTCCCCCAACGCTAACGATGAAATGCCAAGCGCCGTGCATAAAGCAGTAAATGACGTACGGAGATCGCAAGGCGAATTAGGGGACTCGGGTTTTTCTGGCATCGAGGAGAAGCGTAAGGACGCTTGGCCGCCTGATCCCGATAAGCACTGCCTCAATAACCTCCCCACAAGGGGCTATTGTAGTTGTCCGGAGTGTACGCATGGACGGCAAGCCGAATACGACGCCATGCCCGATCCGGATGTAACCGCCCGCGTCTAACATCTGCGGGAGCCTACAGTGCCACTACAACCGCCATACCCGCCGAACGGTAGAGTTCCCGGCGGTAGCAGCGACGGTGAGTTAGCTAAGAATATTACCGCTTTTGCCGGATCTGATGCAGCAAGGCCCTCCCGCCCTATCGAGCCAAGAGGGTATACACAAAGCTCGGTCGATATCCAGCGACTTACTTCGGCCCTGACCTACTCGGATCAGAAACTCCGCCCCTTCCGCGAACGCTACGCAGAAGCGGTGAAACTCTTTGCCGGCCATCGCTACGGGGGCGCGGATTCTGAAAAATCCCCGCTCAACTTAATACGCTTGGCTGTCGATATCTGGACCCGCCAGCTCATCTCACAAACCCCCCGAGCCCTAGTTCTCACCAGGGGACTAAACACCAAGACCGAGGCTTACGAGCTAGCCATTGCGCTAAACCACACTGCAGACGTCCTAGAGCTAGGACAGGTTTTAGCCGATGTGGTTCAGTCGGCTATATTCTCTCTAGGTGTAATTAAGATTGGTTTGACTCCGGCCTACCTCTCCCGTCGTGCGGGCTTCCACACCGCCACCGGCCAGCTTTTCGCGGAGCAAGTCCTCTTCGAGGATTTTATTGTTGATATGAATGCAAAGACGTGGAAGGAAGTTTCCTACATTGGAAATACCTACCGTGCCCCTTTGGATTCCGTTCTGGAGAATACCAACTTCGACGGCGAGGCTCGCCGCCAGATAGACCAGCATGCCCAGCGTCTGCTGGTGCCCCAAGAAGAACGGACATCGACTATGTCCGGCGGAGAAGACGGGCTGTTGCGGGATTCGGACTTCCACCGAATGACGGAGCTTATGGATATCTATTTGCCCGTCGAGAAGCTAGTAGTTACTCTCTCTGGGCAGCAACCGACGAGAGCGCTTAAGGTTGTCAAAGTAAAGAGTCCGGAAACCGGGCCCTATCGCGTTTTGCAATTCTCTAGGGTCCCTGGCAATGTTATCCCTTCCGCACCGGCTCAGCATTTATGCGAAATGCAAATCGTAATTACACGGCTGTTCAACCAGTTAGTAAACCAAGCCTGGCGGGCTAAAACAGTCACTGTGGCGGATGGTAAGACGGTTGCCGACGGCAGCGCGGCTCGGGTGGCTGATAGTATCGATGGGGCAGTAATCCGTGTGTCGCACCCGGACGGGATCAAAAGCATTACTTACGATGGAGCAGACCCGCAGAACATGAAGTTCGTCGGGTGGGCAAAAGACTTGTTTTCATACCTTGGTGGAAACCTGGACACCATGGGTGGACTGGCTGCCGGCTCGCGGACAATCGGGCAAGATGAGCTAATGTCCCAATCTAGCTCGGAACAGCTGCGGGACATGCAATCGAAGGTGCTGAAATTCAACAAGGAAGTGTTCGAAGATCTTGGGGAATTGTTGTATACCGATCCGACACTTCGGTTGCGGTTGCAAAAAAACATCGAGGGTATTGGCGATGTTCCGTTTGTTTGGACATCAGATAAGCGGCGCGGTGAGTTTTTCGATTACAACTTCGATGTAGTGCCGTTTTCGGGGACCAGCCAATCCCCGCAGCAGCGGATCGAGGCCATATCTAGCTTGTTCTCCAAATTCATTTTGCCACTGGAAGCCCAAATGACGGCGAATGGTGAGCGGGTGAACACAGCGAAACTGATGGAGATTCTGAGCACGTATGGAAATTGGCCCGAGCTACTTGATATCATCCAAACTCAAGAACCTAGGCGAGGGGAGCAGATCGTAGGACCGCCTATCGCCAGGAGACCATTGCAGCAACCAAACACGACACGAACATACGTAACCGAAAATCAGAGCGGAACGAAATCGACAGCAGAAGAGGCTATTATGGCCGCACCTGGCGCAGCAGGTGAAAGAAGCCAACACAACAAATAACCATGCGGAGAGGCAATGGAACTAACAGATCATATTCGCGCGGCGATTCACAAGCAGTTGGTAGCTAAGCCTTCTCCTCGTAAGCGCAGAGAGCGGCGTGTTGGGACGGGATTGTGGTACAAACCCTTCGTTAGCGACGCACTTGGTGTAGGCACTGGCCAAATCAATAAAGCTAGGGAACATCTTCACCGCCACGGTATTACAGCCGAGTTTGACAGTGAGGGGCGATGCATCGTCACCAGTGACAAGCAATACCGCGATGTGGCCCGTGCAACAGGGATGTATGACGGTAGGGATGGGTGGGACGTGAAAAATAACGAGGGGTTTATTATGGAGACAGGAAGAACGCCGGAAAGAGAGAAGGAGAAGTTTAAGCAGATGTTGGAAAAGACGGAAGACTGGTAATTGACAAAGAGAAACTAAAAACCGACAGACAACAACCTTTTGGGGGCAACCATGCCAGACTTAGATGAAGAAAAAGGCACTTTAGATTCGATTTCGTCGGACGGAGCTCTCAACGGTAATGAGCCAATACCAGCTTCGACGGCGGATGATCTTGACTTTGACGAACCTAATGAGCTCGGAGAATCAGTTGAGTCACCGGCAGCAGACTCAACCGACCCAACCAAGGGTACCCCAGCGGAAGAAGACGAAGGATTTCCTGTTGAGTTATTGACTGCGGCTGGGCTTACTGAGGAAGAAGCCGCTGCGCAGTTCGCATCACCGGCAGAACTGGCAAATCGAATCACAGAGATGGATCGCCGCATGGTGCAGCAGGCGGGAATGATTGCAGCTAGCGAACAAGAATCCGCGGCAGCAGAGGAGGGAGAGGAATTACCCCTTGGGGAAAACAAGTCGGTTTTGCTTGATCCCGCGACTACGCAGACAAGAGATGTAAACCTAGACTGGCTGCCCCAACCCGACGATGGTAGCGATTGGGACGCCGATGCAAAGAATCTAATCGGCGCGATCGACAAGAAGTACCAAGCCGAGCTCGCAAAGAGGGATGCCGAGCTGCAGGAGCAGCGGGAATTCTTGCAAGCCATTGCGGCCGAGCGAGAGGCCGATATGGAGAGACAGCGACAGATCGACGGTGCCGAATACGTTCGCCAATTTGATGGTTTCATTGATACCATCGGAGAAGATTACGCACCAGTGTTTGGATCGGGACCGGGCGGTAGGCTAGATCCCTCGTCCATGGCGTATCAAAATAGGATTCTCCTGGATGAAACTGCCACTCAGCTTCAGGCTGTGCGGTCAAGGATGGGTCAGCCTGAATTAGCCCAAGAGGAGTTGCTAGTCCGGGCCCTAAGGGTATCGTTCCCTGAAGCACAAGAGACCGCAGTTGAGAGTCAAATCGTGCAGGCCGTGTCTGACCGACAAGAGCAATTCTCAGCTCGACCGAGCCACAGCGGCAGTAGTGCGAAGGACACCCCTGCTGGAGATGCTAAGGCAATGGCCGGCCTAAACAAGTGGTTTACCGACCGTGGTATTCCACAGATGAGCGAATATGACGACGATCTTGGAAACGACATATAACACAGAGAGGCAAAAACTAAGCACGACAATGGATTCGGAGATGACATTTAACGGAGAAAATTTGAAATGAAAATGCTACCCGATACAACCGCGATACAAGTGACCGTTAAAGGCGCGGCTGCTTCCGGTTCGGCTATCACAACTACAATCTCCGGTGTCTCTGGAGAATACATAGTTATTGATTCCGTCTTCTGGTCTTATGACGGGAACCCAACAAACGGCTTGCTAACAATTGCATCCACCGGAATGGACACGCTTTCATTACATGTCACGGTCGGCGGACCGGGGCAAATTGTGTTTCCCAATAGCGGGCTCAAACTACCAGTCGGGAAGGATGCAACTATTATTCTGGCCGACGGTACAGCGGCAAAGCACATGTATGTGGTGTATCGCTGAAAGCGTACGGCAGGCAGCTCGTGATTCGATATTATGTAGCTGCTTTTAGGCCCCTGTCATACCACCGCCCGGAAGACACAGGAGAAAGAACAATATGCAAGACATGACCAGCCTATTCGAAATTAAGTATTCGCGGACGATATTCAATCGCCGCACAAGACAACAGACCACAACGGTTACGATAACTAACACTTCACCCTTTAGCATCACTGGTGTACTCCATTTTTCAATTGATGCCATCACTGTTCCGAGTACTGAGTGGTTGAATCTAGACGGTGTTGCTCCACAAGGGTATTCATTCAAGGATTTAACACCACTATTAGAAGACGACCAATTACTACCAGGACAGGCACTAGGTGAATTTAGCGTCGTCTTCAGTAATCCGACCCGGGCAAGGTTTAGTTTTGATGCGAAAATTTTTCTGGAAGATAAAATTACTCTGGTTGATCAATCGTCGATGGGCTAGGCCAAGTCGATCATGTCTTTGTACTATGTAGTAGCCACACCGGCATTCTCCGGGCTATCAGGGATGTCGGCGTTGGGTAGGAAAGTCGTAGCAGGAGAGGAGGATATAACAGGTTCATTTAGCATCGTGTATTCATCTACTTATAACCGATATACACAAGAAACGATAGCGACTACCACTCTGACTAATATCTCTTCATCCACCATCATCGGTCCGATTCATTTTGTAATTTCCAATATTTCTACAACGGCTGTATGGAGTAACTCAGACGGAGTGGATTCAGAAGGCCATAAGTTTAAGGATCTAACCGGTTTGATGCAGAACAATGAATTATTGCCCAGTGAATCATTAAGCCCGTTCGATATTATTTTTTACGATCCTACTCGGGAACGATTCACTTTCGACCAGAAGGTATTTCAGGGATAAACATTACTATGCCCTATCAAATCAACAACCGCTCCGACGACCAGAACGTCGACCTGCATCTCCTCCGCCGTTGGGTATCTCAGGAATTAGGCTGGAGCCAAGATCCAAACCTCCTCGATGACACACAGATACAAACGGTTGACGACACGATCAACGCAGGCTACCGCAACTACTGCTACCCCCCAACTCTCCCTCAGCCCTTCTCCTACCAGCCCGACGAGGGCCACGAGTGGTCCTTCCTCCGCCCCGTACTGAGCGTATTGACTCAGGATTCGCGATTCGAGTACAGCCTACCGCCTGACTTCGAGCATATGATTGGCCCCATGGTGTATTCCGCACAGAATTCAAATGTGGAATCTTACTTACCACTGGAGCACACCGCCGTTTCACGAATACTCTATCTCCTCGGTGTCAACGACGACTCCACTGCCCCGCCTATCCTCTACGCGGTCAAGCAGGTTGAAAACACAGGTGATACACCGCAGGAGCGGTCGATCATCCTGTATCCTATGCCCGACGGTGAATACAAACTCCAAGGCCAATACCAAGCCACGGTTCGGTTGCTGACCGAAACCAATCCATTTCCTATGGGAGGGCAATCCCACGGGCCTGGGATCCTTGCTGCGTGCCTCGCGCAGGCCGAGTCTCGGGTGTCGGGCGGGCAGGGATCGCGGTACAAAGAATTTCTAGCACAAGTGGCTAGCGGGATTCAGCGTGATTACTCCCGCCTGCCCGAGTTCATTGGTGACATGACAAACGACAGTTACATCTACCACAGCCGGTCGGCCATGCGGAATGCAGGTCTTCTCTATACCCGGCCAACACAATACGTGTCCTCATAGGAAGGACATTGTCTACTTTGGTGATGTAAACAGGTATAATACTTGTAGATCATACCGGAATTCCACTGCGCTGGGCGCATGTGATGAGCCGATGGCTTTCTTTGTGGCAAACTTCGTTTGCCGCTTGTGCTTTGACTCTCATTCACAACATACACAAGGGGATATACCTTGTCCCAGCTCACAGCCCTACAAATTCCGGACCTTGTCGCAACTACTCTGAGGAATCTTGGCCGTCTGAAGTTTAATCAGGTTGCCCAAGATCTTCAGCGTTATGAATGTTTTAGTCGTTGGATGAAGAAGGACAAAGTTCTTTTTCAAGACGGCTCTGGCATCCAGATGAATATCCAGCTGTCCTACGATGAGGACGCTGCGGACTTCGTCGGTTTGCTCGATGAGGATCAAACGAACATCAAGGATACCATGTACTTGCTGCAAGTGCCGTGGCGGCACGTGCGGACCAGCTGGTCGATTATCTACCAGTCTGATATCCTGATGAATCGCGGCGCAAGCCAGATTTTGAACATAATCAAGCCCCGCCGAACTAATGCTTTGATTGCTCTGGCGGAGAAGATGGAATCGAAGGCATGGGGTTCGGCCCCGAGTACCAGCAATACTATAGACCCGTATGGGCTGCAGTATTGGGTTGTCCCGAATGCAACCACGGGATTCAATGGTGGTGCGCCTGGTAGCCACACTACTGTCGGTAATATCAGCCCGAGCACACACTCTAACTGGAAGAATTATACAGTACGATATACCTCAGTGAGTAAGGGTGACCTTGTCAAAAAGATGAGGACAGCTCACCGTATGGTTGATTTCGTCAGTCCGGTCACAGTTGATGATTACCGGGGAGCTATCGGTAATGAGTACCGATTGTATCTTCCAGAGGCAGTGCTGTCTTCGTTTGAGGACGTCGGCGAGGGGCAGAACGAGAACCTCGGTCGAGACATTGCCAGCATGGACGGCAATACGCGTTTTAAGCGTAACCCGATGATTTGGGTTCCCAAGCTAGATGCGCGTACAGACGGCCCCGTGTACATGATTAATCATAACACGTTTTACCCCGTCTGTCTGAAGGGCGACTATCTGCGCGAGAGTGAAGCGAAGATGAACCCCGGCCAGCACAACATCTGGACGATGTACTTGGACACGACCCTCAATTTCGCGTGCAATGACAGGCGAGCTAATGTGATTTGCAACACGTCTGGTTAACAGCTCCTAATTCTTAGCCGCCCTAGATCCTCTAGGGTGGCTAGGTTTTTTGTCTTTTCATCTTCGCAGGTAAAAGACTGGCTTTGAAAGAACCAAAACATCCGGGCTTCCAGACAGGAAATCATCTATGGCTAAGGTTAAATCACGAGCAAAGACGAAGACGCCGGTAAAAACCAATAAGGCCGGTATCAACCGTTGGCTCCAATTCGGCAAGTCGGTTACAAATACAATATCCGCGGCTGCGAAGAGACTAGAGGCGGAGAGGGGTAAAGGCAAGGAGAAGACGGCCGCAAAGTTACCACAAAACAAGTTACCAGTTGCACCAAAAGCCCGAACCAAGCAGCCCCCGTCTACTTCTGCCCGCAACAATTACCAGGCCCCTACGGGCCGCAAGACGATTCGCCGGTCCGCCTCGCCTAGATCCCGGTTGCCGCAGAGAGGGACACCTCCGCCAAGAGGGAACAAGAAGGGTATTGCCGACACAATCGTAGGTAAGAAAGCAGCTGTGGGCGGGTTTGTCAACAAGTGGCTCCGCGGCCGGATGAAATAGGGCCTGCTATGACGTTTGACCTTAATTCTGGATACGGCTACGGCTCCGCAGGGAGATCGACAGGCCGCGAAGGAGGGAGCGGGCTTGTTCGTGCGTCCTGGGGGATTATCCCAAATCCCGGCATGCAGGCTAATTTCATCCGTGACAATTTAATTCGGACGGCAAAAAGCCGCAATAGAAAAGCACGGTTTATGCGGAATGTTGGGCTAAAACCCAACGTTAAAGAGGGTATTCCCTCCCGTGCAAGCCTAACCCGACAAGTTCGAGACCGAGCCGCCGGCGGCCGGCTAAGCCGCTATTCCGGTGGGGGGCGTAGTGGCAGTGGAAAAAAGAGCAACTGGGCCCGCGGCTTGACCGAGGGCGGTACGCCGCAACTGTCCCGAGTCGACAGAATTATGCAGCTGGCGAACATGCCGGAGCTGCGAGGACGTAAGGAGCTGTCCCGCATTCGCAAGGGCGGATCAACGTATGAGTCACCGGGAGAAAAGGCGGGTCGGCAATTGGTGTCCAGGTTGAAGGGGATGCCAGAGGACCGGGGCAAGGCATCCCTCGATGCGCTTTACAGTGAGCAGAAAAAGCGCCGAGCAGGGTCTACCAAAGCTGCCAAGCCTCGCTCTGCATCAGAGGCCAAACCAGGCTGGGCAAAAGGAGAGAAGTTTCAAACACCGGGAGAAATTGCCGGACAGGCGTTAGAAAAACGCCTCACGAACATGCCCGGGGGCCGGGGTAAAAAAAGTCTTGACGCGTTGCGGGAACAAGCCAGGACAGACAGAGCTAGAGCAAAAACAGATGCATTGAAGGGAACTGCCTCGGCAGAAATCCGCAATTCTAAGCCGACCGGTAAAACAAGAGGCAAAGTATTCGCACTGGGAGACTTATATAACCCAAATACCTCTAAACCAGGACTCAAAAAATTAACTAAGCCTTCGCAGGCCAAAATGACTACGACGCAGGCGATTCCAGACACTGCCTTGGAGTCAAAATTCAAGGCTGCTGTGGGGAGCAACATAGCGGCATGGAAGACACTGGCCACCGACCCTAGAACGTCTGCAGGTTTCAAGACTCTGAACGCCAAAGACAGGCCCGGTGGGGTCGACCCTGGTGCAACTGTTGAAAAAGTTTCAACAAAACTGAAGGAGCGCAGCAAACAGAAGGCGACCGAGGCTAAGGCTGCCCGAACAAGCACCAAAACAACTGAAGCGTCTGCCACACAAGCGACTCAACAAGCGTCGCGAAAGGCGGCGGCGCAGCAATCACAAAAAGCGGCTGCGAAGCAAGCACAAAAAGCGACGGCGCAGCAAGCACAAAAAGCTGCATCCACGGCCGCACAGAAGGCAGCTAGTAAAGCAGCCCAAAAGCAAGCGCAGAGAGCTGCAACGAAAGCGGCTGCGAAGCAAGCACAAAAAGCGACGATGCGGGCTGCTACTAAGGCAGCGGCCAAAGCTGCAACCAAGGCGGCAGTGAAGGCAGGGGCAGCCGCGGCAAAGAAGAAATAAGAATGTATCTACCTACTCCTTGTTGGGGTAGGTTGTGTGACCCTTCCATGGATGGTAAATCTGAAAAGCCGGTGGGGGCACTTCGGCGACCTACTCTCTACTGTACCTAACTAGGAGAAAGCGGACATGGCTAATTATACAAGACTCACAGCTGAAGACATTGTTTCTGGCGGGCGAAGCCCCAGTGTTGCTATTTTCGGGGACATCGAGAATTGGCAGCGGAAGCAGCTCCGAGGTATTGCAGTCTTCCTCGGCACAGATTTCGAAGACGCGCCGTTTGTTACCACGGCAGTACAGAGTGGCAAGATCTTTGGGGTCGTTGAGGGTACCGTTGGCGGGCTCAACTCTGCGAATGACATCGGAGAGGCGCTTGGCGTCCTCAGCATAGTAACCGATGGTACCGACAATATGGAGAATTACATTCAGCTCGGGCACGGTAGTCCTTTGCTGATCGATGACAATTTCACAGGTAACACCGCTCCGGTAGTATTCGAGGCCCGCGTCTCGATCAATACCATTGCCGACAGCACCACTAACCTGTTTGTTGGGCTGGGAACTGGCCCTGTAGCCGCGAACTACATGACAGATTCCGGGGTGCTAATTACGGCTGGTGCCGGTTTCATTGGTTTTCAGAGCAACGAAGACGATGGTGACACAATGGACATCATCTACAAAGCTGCCGGAATCGCTGGTGGTTCGCAACAAATCCTAGTTGCAAATGCAGTGACACTTGTTGCAGACGCTTATGTCAAGCTCGGCCTCAAGTATGATCCCGATGCAGCAGATGCGAAAAAGATCAAGTTCTATATCGACGGGGTTGAGCAAACAACCTACGTCACTGCTACGCAGATCGGTGCGGCTACTTTCCCTGAAGGCGAGGCGCTTGCCCCGATGGTGTTGTCGAAGAACGGTACTACCACCGCACAATCAGTTTTGGCAGACTGGATTTACGCTGGCCAGGACATGGACAGCTGAGGAGTTCTTGGCGGCTGAATGCCTCTAAGCCGCCTGAGACGCTGTGGCCCCGAGCGTGATTACGGGGCATTTTCCTCCCTTGTCAGGACTCCAGAGAGCGGAGCGACTTGTGTTGGGCAGGGCCATCAATCCTCTGATGTAAAGAAAGCGAATGAGACATGGGACAGCGAAACATTGAGCGTCTGTTGAAAGGCGCAACAGTTGATGATACTACTATTACGACTTTGACGTCGACAACGGTAAATACCTCAGCACTAAATGCCACTGGGGCCGTTGCACTTTCAGGCGCGGTGGCATTGACAGATGTGGTTACACCGTCTGCAAGCGGCATGGTGGATCAAAAGGTAGCAGAAGAAACAACGTCTGCAACCTATGCTGTTGCTGATACGGACTTGGGAGGGGTTTTGATCCTATCTAAGGCTGGTGTAACGGCCGTCACACTTCCAGACCCAGTCGCGGCAAATTCTGGAAAATGGATCGAGATTGTCTCGACTACAGTTAACCAGCATACCATTACTGCCGGTGCAAACAACATTGTTGCAGTCGCCGACGTAGCCGCAACGACCCTTACTGCCTCTGCTGCTATCGGCAACGCCATTAAGCTTGTTAGCGATGGGACATTGTGGTACGAAGTTGGCATTGTTGGTGCTTGGGTACCGACGTAAACACATCTGGTAGTTAGACCAGATTACTCATAGAGCCCGGTTCGGAATTTGTACGCCGGGCCGGGCTTTGTTTTTTAATCCCAAAGAGGCACAAAATGGAACCTAACCCTGATTTTGACCGGCTGTTAGCAGAGAACCATGAAGCACGGATTCGCACGGCTCTTAAACTGCAGGATACCGAGTCCTTACCGCCGGCCGTAATTGAAAATTACTGGAAAATTACCCGTGTTGCTAGTTCGTTGGGGTTACCCCTCGATGATCAACTGCTTGTGATGGTCGTGGCGTTTTCTGTTGCTGTCCCGGCAGAGACGCCTGAGACATTCCTAAACACTGTAGAGCTCGGGGATGTTACACGACGAGACCGTGTGGTGGCTCGATATAAAAATAGGTGGAGATGGGGTGTTTATGAGAGGATAAACGCGGACAAAAAGGTTGTGATTGTTTTTGATGACAACCCCGAATACTCCCGTAATATTAGTCCCACATTCGTCCGGCTACCAACGCAAAAAGAACTAGATGAGATCGAGCGATGAGCACTACATTGCAAAGTTATGCACGATTTGTTTGTGTGTTGGACAGCGAAGAATTAAAGGCCGGGTCGGTTGAAACACCTTTCTCCTTTGCTGTGGACGGAGAAACCTTTCATAAGGTTGCTTCGATCGCGAACGCAGCCAATACGACGATGTATAACGATGAGTTATCAACGTTCAACTTCATGTACTTGGTTAGTGACTACGATGTCCGTATTGTACTTACTGATTCTGGGGCTAACACATTCTCTCTCCAACTCAAAGGCACTGGGATTTCAGGCGACTACGGCCTGCCCTTGCAGCTCGGTCTTGACGAAACACTCAATACTGCCACCACATTAACCACGGTTGTAGCATTCAATACCAGCGGATCAACCGCAAAGGTTATGGCCTTTGTTGTAAAGTAAAGGGCCTGAATTTTGGCTGTCTCGTCTGTACCTATTACACGAACTCCGCGCAACGCCGGGACATCTCGCCGGCGGAGAGTTGCGGCAGCGTTTCAAATACAAGGCGGCGGGCAAAGCGACAAAGAAACTTTCCTTGCATCGAGCTCTTCATTTCTGGTACAGACAAACACAAAGACAGCATATACAACTGTACCGTCAAATTTATACTTCCGATACAACGGGGCCGGAACAACCGAAGACTTCACAATTCACGTGGCCAGTGGGGTTGGTTGGGAATTCGATTGGGGAGATGGAACAAATACAACTGGAACCGGTACAGGATTTAGCCAGGCACCGAGTCACCTCTTTGCGTCGGGCACATTTGATTGCACATTAACAGTTGATACCAGCACAGCAATCACAGTGATGCAATTTGCCCTTGCAGGTAACCTCGATAACCCCGTACCTGATCCGGCAAATTTTGCAAACGTTACAACGTATAACATGTCGAACAATTCATTTATTGAGCCTATGCCGAAATTCACAAACAATCTCCAGCTGACAACGATTGTAGTAAATGGAAACAGTATTAAGGATACTTTTCCAGCGGTTAGCCAGTTGTCCGCAACACTTTTGACGATTTTTTGTTACGACAATCAATTATATGGTGCCATCCCGGATCTTTCGGCTATGGGAGTACTAACAGTATTTCGCGGGGATGATAATAATTTCACTTCGTATGCTGGGGCATCATTCAATGCGGCCATGACGTCGTTCAAGATCCTAAACAACGCTGTAAGCTCTGTTGATGAGATCGACCGCATACTTGCCCAGCTAGACACCGCAGGAGCGAACAATGGGTCTGTTACTTTGAGTGGCGGAACGAACGCCATCCCCAGTGCAGCAGGACTGACGTCCAAAACTAACCTTGAAGGGAAGGGGTGGACCGTAACGGTTAATTCATAAAATGGAACGTCTGCTTCGTATAAACACAACTGGAACAACATTCCACTGGGATACATCCACTGAATTAAGCGCGGATACTACACTTACAGCAACTGACGATGCTGTGCTCGGTCAATTCATAGCATGCAACGCCAATGGGGGATCGTTTACGGTTAAGCTCCCACAATTTTCTGGCCGTTTACAACCGGGGTCGTGGATAGCATTTTATCCACAGGCGACGCACTTGCAAACCCTGTATCAATTGACCCGGATTACCTGGTCACAAACTACACAATCAATGACAATCCAAACTCGCAATATTTGATCGATGCTAATGACGGCTTATCAATCATAATCTTGCAAACCGACTCAGCAACAACGTTGAAGTGGAGAATGTTTAAGGTCCCTGGTGCTGGGCCCGAGGGGATCGGGATTGACGTCAGCTCCACCTCGACGAATACAACTGTGGGGAGCACAGAAGATGTTCTAATCGGACTAACTGATAGCGCTGCGGTAACAATTACTTTACCGCCTATTTCTGACTCCGAAGGACGCCGGTTGGCCTTCAAACGATCAGGGACAAACAATCTAACTATTGCGGTTGCCGGTTTCGAGTTTATCGATGGGGGCGCATCAGTTGTGATGGCAAATGACAACGATTCAGTAAGTATGGTGTCGGATGGTATTAACTGGTACGTCGTTGCAAACTATGACGGGTCAACTTGGTAATCGAGAATCATAATGGCCGAAAGCACCCTAACAGTTGATTATACCACTCTTCAGCGAGAGGTTGCTACGTTCAGCGGGTGGCCTCGTGATTCGGCGGATTGGACTTCAACACACACCGCTGACTTCGGATACCTCCTCGCAAGAGGGCTTCGCTGGGCATATTTCCCACCAACACCAGAGGGGCAGCCTAGGTTCGAATGGTCGTTTATGAGGAAGACCGGAACATTGACGTTGCTTACCAGCACGGCTTCGTACACGCTCCCCGACGACTTCCACGGAGTGATTATTGACAACAGCTTGGTGTGGGCGATGGGGGCGAACAAAAGGTCCCTACAGAAGATCGGCGAAGAGCTTATCCGCAAGCAACAGGCTATGTCGGACACCAACGGAGCACCGAAATACTTTGCTGTTCGCCCGGCAGCCCATGCCCCAACAACTGGGCAGCGGTGGGATTTACTCGTATTCCCAACACCAACAGCAGAGGAGAACAACCTCGCGTTGACATACCGATACAATTATATGCCAGACACCCTTACCTCTGGCAACAAATACCCTGTCGGTGGTTCGGCGTTTTCTGAGGTGGTGTTATCGGCAGTGCTGGCCAGCGCTGAACTGATGCTGGACGACGAAGCGAATGGCACAATGCAACAGCAATTTCAAGCTAATTTGCAAGCTGCAATTCGATCCGACGCAGAGAAGAAATCAAACGCCCGTAGTCCGGGAGCATAGTATGCCGAGGCAAACCGAACAACGACAGATTCCATTCCCCATCGGTGGGTTGAATGTAGTCGCGCCACGGGGAAGGCAGCCCGAACAGACGTCACCATCGCTAAAAAATGTTCGGGCATTCGATTCTCTGGAAGGACGGATTCGCGGTGGTAGCCGTCCGGGGCTTTCTAAGTATTGCCCGGACACTATGGGATCAAGTAATCGTGTACAAGACATCAATTATGTAACCACAGTGATTGATGCGGCACCGAACACCACAGTGCTCGGCGTTCGGCAAATTATCTCCGCTGCGGTTTGTAACGGAGCTGTTTACAAATTCACCTCGTCGGCTTCGACCGTGGCCACAACAGGCGGGTCCCAATCATTAAGCAGCTCGGCCCCATTTATTTTCAGCGCGGAGATGTTTGGTAAACTCTACTACGTCGATGGGGTTTCATACAAAATCTGGGATGGGGCAACAAACACCACAAGCGACTGGACCCCGACTGCCGGTTCTCTTCCTGGAACAGACGGCACTAAAGTCCCAAGGCTGATTGAATCCTGGCGTGGGAGGATTGTGTTATCTGGATTCAAAGACGACCCGCACAACTGGTTCATGAGCAAGCTTGGTGACCCGCTTGACTGGGACTATGGTCCAGATACAACCACAGAAACGCAAGCGGTGGCTGGCAATCAAGGCACAGTTGGTAAAATCGGCGACGTGATTCAGTGCATGATACCGTACAGCTCGGATGAAATGATCATTGGTTGCGACCACAGTATATGGGTGCTCGCCGGGGATCCGCAAGCCGGCGGTCGGATTGACCTGATCAGCGATGCCATTGGTATGGCCTTCGGACGGCCATGGTGTAAAGACGGGGCCGGAAATGTTTACTTTTTCTCATCCCGGGGAGAGGTATACAGTATGTCGGGTCCTGACGCACAGCCGGTAAATATATCGGAGCAAACTGTGTCACCGCTACTCAAAACAATTGATTTGAGCTCAACTCTTGTTCGTCTGGTGTACAACGAAGACTTGCTTGGATTCAACTTATTCCTATCACCAATTGCCTAATCTTTTTGGAGAATCGTAATGGCAGGCTGGACAAACCGCGGCAAGAAACTACTCATTGGCTGGGGATTTCGTGGAGAGACAATCCCAACTAATTTTTACATCGGGTTGGCCACCTCCGCGATTCCGCCGACCAACGTTATGAATACGTTCTCTCAGGTTACAGAAGTTGCTGCTGGCAACGGGTACGCCACTGGGGGGTACTCTCTGACACCGAACAGTACCGACTTTGACACATGGACACAGGACGATGTGAACAACTACGGGATACTGGAAATCAAGGACGTGGTTTGGACCGCTTCTGGCGGGACTATCCCAGCATCCGGCAGTGGAGCAAGATACGCATTGTTACTTGATGATAATGTAACTATTGGCAGCCGACAAATTCTTCAGTTTTGGGATCTAACAAGTGATCAAAGCGTATCAGATGGTCAAACACTGACATTGGTAAACAGCACAATGCGTCTTACCGAATAGCTTTGGTACAGGAACTACACCGTGGCTTGGTACAATTCGAGCTGGCCGTATCGGGTGAAGATCACTACCGATAACACTAAGGTAGCTGCTGATTTTCCCACGTACCCTTTACTCGTCACCGAGGGCAATCTACCCGCACATTTTTTTTCTAACGTGCAGTCAAGCGGCGCAGATATTGTTTTCACATCATCGGATGGTACATCAAAGCTTAACCGTGATCTTATCAGTATTGATACTGCTGCCAGCACGATGGAGCTCCGCGTTAATATCGGGACCCTATCGGCTTCTGCTGATGTGTCGGTGTATTTGTATTATGGGAATTCAACAGCGGCAGAAACAAATGACACCGCAACCTATAATACAAATTGGGTTCTAGAAATTCCGTTTGAAGAAAGCCCGTCCGATTCAGCGCCTCAGTACAAAGACCGTACTTCTAGTGCATACGATTTGACAGCTAGTGGGACCCCGCTTCAATCCACCGGTGTAGTGGGTAAGGCACTTGAATCGGATTCCCTCGGTGATCTAGCAACCCTAAGCACTGGATTTGTCCTCCCAACTCCCGCGGGGAGCGTAGCATTTTGGTACAAACAAACAAAACTCGCAACAACAACCCCAGCAAGTCAGTTTCCAGTTAGTATAAAAAATACGACTGCTGGATACTTCTTTCATTTTGCCAATGGGTCTGGTGGTTTAACGTATACCGGGTGGCGATCACTTGTCAGCAATGACGATCGAGTCATCATTGACCCAACCTCTTCAATTATAACTGTCAACACGTGGCACCATGTTGCAGTGACGTGGATAAATAATGGTATCACTCGTCTTATAATTGATGGAGTATCTAAAGGCACGGTAAGTGTTACTGACGCACAAATAGTGACAACGCAAATAACCTGTAAACCAGAATTTGGATTGATTGACAGCCTTCATATCACCAACACTGCGTATTCTGTTAACCAATGGGACGCAGTACGACAAAACGAAAAAACACCTTCGACTTTCTACTCCGTAACAGACCCTGATATTACAATCAAGCCGGGAAATGTTGGTGCAGTAGCCGGCTCGGTGGCCCCCTCCGTCATATATGGATCAATCGCGATTGCTGGCGTTGTAACCT